CAGGCGTTCAATTCCGGGCTGCCGCCGGCAATGGGGGCGTAATGCCCGACATCTACGCCATCATCGAAGCCCAACGCGCACGCCTACTCGCGCGTGAAGAGACCGCAGAGACCGAGATCAATGCGGCCTATTCAGCCGTCGAAGGCCGAATCCTCGGCGAAATCCATAAACTGACACAGCGCATCGAAGCTGCTCGCGCCGCGGGCGAGGTGGTCAACCCCGCCTGGCTCACGCAGAAACGCCGCCTGAGCGACCTGTGGCGGCAGGTGGAAGCGGAGATACGGCGCTTCTCGGTCGCAGCCGCAGCCATCATCGAAACCGCGCAATCCGCCGCTGTCACGATGGCGCAGTTTCATCTTGACCAGGTATTGACGGCCAGCATTGGCGACCAGGCCGCGCAGATCGGCGTGACCTTCAATCATCTGCCGGCGCGCACCGTCGAAGCATTAGTTGGCGCTGCCGGTGATGGCTCACCGCTGCGGGCGCTGTTTGACGCTCTCGGCCCGGACGTCAGCCAATCAATCCGCGATCAATTGATCCAGGCCGTCGCGCTCGGCTGGAATCCGAATAAGACTGCATCGGCCATCAGTGATGCGCTCGGCGGCAATCGCGCGCGTGTCAGGTCAATCGCTAGAACGGAGACAATGCGCGCCTACCGCGAGGCCGCGCACCAGACGGCGCAGCAGAACGCCGACGTGCTGGATGGCTGGACGTGGCTGTCGGCTCTGAGTGTGAGTTGCGCGGCGTGTGTGGCGATGCACGGCACGTTTCATCTGCTTGAGGAGCGAATGGCCAGTCACGTGAATTGTCGCTGCACGCAGATTTTTGAATCGAAGCCGCTGGAAGCCCTGAGCATCAGCGGCGCAGATTGGTTTGCCGCGCAGCCAGAATCGGTACAAGTGGCCGTGCTGGGGATCGCCGGCGCGGAAGCGTATCGCGCTGGCGAGGTGAAGCTGGGGGATTTTGTCGGACTGTCCAAAAGCAAGGATTGGGGCGCAGCCTATTACCAGCGATCTTTGCGGGACGCGATGGCGGGTAGGCGAAAGCCCGCCTAACGCCTTCTTTCTCACCAAAAAAGAACAAACTTTTTTTCAACTATTCTCCGCGCCGTAGAAAACCACATTCGAGGTGACTATGGCGGACGAATCCAAAGACACGCCCGACGGGGCGGAAAAGAATACGGACAAGGGCGATTCTTCCAAGCAGCAATCCAACACTGACGCTAACCAGAGCGGTCAATCTGGGGACAAGAAGACATTCACACAGGAAGAGCTTGATCGGCTTGTCGGCAAGGCGCGGCGTGAAGCCAAGGCGCAATACGAAAAGCAGATCGGCGACGCGAAGCTGAACGAGGATGAACGCGCGAAGGCGCATATCACCGAACTCGAAAGCCAGCTTCGGCAGCGCGACGCGCGAGATGCCGTGATTGAGCAGGCAACCAAAGCGGGCACAACCAACGCCAGCGCCGTCTGGAAGCTCATCAAAGACGATCTGGAATTCGATGCGAACGGCCAGATCAAAAACTTGAAAGAGGCTCTCGCCGAAGCCAAGTCAGTCGTGCCACAGCTCTTCCCGCAGCGCCCAGGCAGCGCCAACGCCGGCGACGGCGGCGACGCGAAGCCGGGCGCGACGATGAACGATATGATCCGCCGGGCCGCTGGCCGCCAGTAGTCCGGCAACTGCGAGGAAGCAATGCCAACTTTTAACAGCGTGATTTCGCGCTCCGAAGCTCAGGCACTGATGCCTGAAGAAGTGAGCCGCGAGATTTGGAAAAATATGCCGCAGGCTTCGGCTGCGATGACGCTCTTCAAAAGCCGTCGCCTGAGCCGCGCGCAGCAGCGCGTTCCTGTCCTTTCCGTGTTGCCGACGGCGTATTTCGTCAACGGCGACACCGGCCTGAAGCAGACCACCGAACAGAATTGGTCCAACAAGTATTTCAACGTCGAGGAAATCGCCTGCATCGTGCCGATTCCCGAAGCGGTGCTCGACGACAGTGACTACGACATCTGGGCTGAAATCCGGCCCAACATTGAGGAATCAATCGGGCGCACGCTCGATGCCGCGGTGTTTTTCGGCACGAACAAGCCCTCTTCGTGGCCGACCGACATTGTTGCGTCGGCGGTCAGCGCCGGCAACGTCGTCGCCCGCGGTACCAATGCGACTTCGGCGGGCGGGCTGGCGGGCGACTTCTCTGACCTGTTCGGCACAGTCGAGGCGGACGGTTTCGATGTGAACGGCGTATTGGCCACGCGCGCCTATCGTGGTCGGTTGCGCCAGGTGCGCGACACGCAAGGCCGCCAGCAGCAGGAAGTTCGCAGCCAGGTTTCGACCGATGAGATTTTCGGCGTGCCGGTGCAATACCCGATGCGTGGAATGTGGCCGACGGGATCGAGCGCGGCTGAGGCCATCGCGGGTGACTTCAGCGAAGGGATGCTGGCGATTCGCCAGGACATCACCTACAAGATGCTGACCGAAGCTGTCATCCAGGACGGCGCGGGAGCCATCGTCTACAACCTCGCTCAGCAGGATATGGTCGCGCTCCGCGTTGTGTTCCGCTGCGCGTGGCAGGTCTCGAACGCCATCAACTACGATCAGCAGACCGAAGCGAACCGGTATCCGTTCGCCGCCCTGCGGTCGCCGTAATCGCAATGACTGAAGAGGAGCGCGCAACCGAATACCGTCAGCAGGAGCGGCGGCGATACCTATCGCTCATCGCTCGCCAACGGAGCTTGCGCGCTCCAGACGCCAACTATCGCGGCCTTGTTGCCCGGACAGCCGCGCTCTCTCGCGTTCAGCCTGAGGAGATCGTCTATCAGCGCGCCAGGTTCGACACGCCCACAAATGCCGACTCCGAATAGAGGGACAGATGCCAGATACCGCACCACTCGTAAAATCCATCGAATTGATCGTGCCGGGGCAGGCCACCGCCGCAACCGATAGCTCAGTTGTGTCTGGTCGTGCGCCATTCGCGGGCGTCGTGATCAATGTCACCTACACACCCGCAGCCGCCATCACCGGCGCAAACACCAACACCCGCGCGGTGAGATTGCGCAATCGCGGGCAGTCTGGAAGCGGCACGACGGTGATCGCCGAACTTCAGTTTGATAGCGGCGTCAATGCCGCCATTTATGATGAAAAGACGATTCCGCTGTCCAGCACGGCAGCCAATCTTATTGTTGCCGAGGGTGACATCCTGGAATGGTTCTCCGACGCCGTCGGCACGGGGCAGACTGATCCCGGCGGACTGGCCAAAGTGGATATTTCTCGAAGCTAATGCTCAGAGCGACCGCCAAAATCCAATTGCAGCGAATGACGGCCTATGCCGTCGCGCCGACCCTCTGCGACGATGAGATCGAAGCGTTGCTCGATCTCTCGCGCCGCGCGGCCGCCGACGGGCGAGGCATTGACGATTCCGGTTGGATTGAAACCTACGATCTGAATTGGGCGGCGTATGAGGGCTGGAACTGGAAGGCAGCTAAATGCTCGGATCAATTCGCAACGGCGATTTCCGCCGACGGGATTTCGATGCACGCCGAACAGGTCTTCGATCACTGCGAAAAGATGGCCGACCGCTACCGCCGCCGCATCGCACAATCTGGCGCGGTCAACACCAACATCGCGCCCGCGGGCGTGTTTAACAGCGTCATCGCGCTTTCATAGATGCCATCAACACCAGGCACAGTCAATTTTCCCACCGCGTTCGATGACGCTGTGTCGCTCATCGAAGCGCCGTTGCTGCCCGCACAAACAACGCTGGCGGCAGATGTGAGCAACGGCGCGACCTCGATTCCACTGACCAGCGCGGCCAATTTTAGCGCGTCCGGCGTGGCAATGCTGCTTGACAGCCTGACCGCGCCTACGGTGATCGAGAAGGTCGTCTACACATCCATCAGCGGCGGTGCGCTGGTTGTGCCGACGGGCGGACGCGGAAAGTTCGGCACATCGGCTGCAACGTGGACGGCAGGCGCTATTGTTGCCCAGATCATCGGCGGGGAGTCGCACGGTGTACTGGCGAGCGCATTGCTTGCCATAGAAACCAAGATCGGCACTGGCAACACAAGTCCGTCCATAAATCAAGCTCTGCTCTCCAATGGCGTGGGAGCCTCAACTTGGGCGCCAATAACGAACGCTCACATCATCGCCAACGCAGCCATCGCCTACTCCAAGCTGAATCTGACGGATAGAATCACTGACGCGGACATAAGCGGCGTGGCTGCAATTGGCTATGCCAAGCTTAATCTTGCAGATGGAATTGTTAATGCGGACATCAGCTCGTCTGCAGCAATCGGTTGGACAAAGATCAGCAAGGCCGGCGCCAGTCTCGCCGATCTAACGACGCGCAGCGCGACGGCACTCAACAGCGGTACGCTTGATGATGCGCGCCTGTCTGCAAACGTGGTACTGATTGACGGCTCACGCTCTTTTACGTCGCCAGTATCGGGTATTGCGCCAACCGCTTCGGCGCATTTGGCGACGAAGGGATATGCTGATTCTCTCGTTGTC